CAGCCAAACCATATGCCACAGCTTGATCTGCATTCATAAAATAATCACGCTCCATGTCTGCTTTGAGCTCATCGAAGGTCTTGCCCACACTATTATGATTAACGTAAATTTGTGTGAGATTTTTTTTCATTTCAAGAATTTCTCGAACATGAATTTCCATGTCAGTGGCTTGACCGCCGGCGCCACCGCTGGGTTGATGAATCATGTGTCTTGCGTTGGGAAGGATAAATCGTTTTCCCGCCGCTCCTGCTTGGGCAAGTAAACTACCCATCGAGCAGGCCTGCCCCATAACATAGGTGGATACATCTGGTCGGATAAACTGCATTGTATCATATATGGCCATACCGGCTGTGACACTACCACCTGGGCTATTAATAAACATTGTAATATCTCTGCCAGCATCTTCACTCTCCAAGAAAAGAAGTTGACCAACAATCAAGTTAGCCATTTGATCATGCACTTCGCCTTCTAGTAGAATAACGCGGTCACGCATTAAACGACTATACAAATCCATGGCACGTTCACCATTGCCGGTGCGTTCCAAAACCATTGGTACCAAACTCATTTAATTTCCTTTAATTGTATCAAACAGACCATCACGCTGTTTTTTATATTCTTTATAATTCTTCATAAGGACATCTACTATCCACCATTTACCTAACCAGAAAAAGATAATAGTCCAACCAACAGCACAGGCAATTATATCATAAGGTTTGTTTAAAGCAAGACTAACGACATTTAGGATCATGGCAATAATAAAACTACGTTGCCATAGTTCCCAATTACGCCATACCCACGATATATAACCAAATAAATTTTTCATAATATTATTTAATAGACTTTAAATCAAAAACAAAGTTATCCCTGCGATCTAATTCTACTGCAAGGCATTCTTTATAAATTTCATCATTGGTTCCACTGCTCAACAAACTTTTATAAAGTTCAAATTCTTCTTTTAACATACTTGTAGGTTTGGCCCGCATAGTATCTTGAATGTTTTTGATGTATACTTCGAAGCTCATTCTTCATCCTTTAATTGATTTTTAAAAAATTCAAGTTGGTCAATCAAGTCTTGGCAACCTTGTTTATTCATGGTAAGTGTACTGTAACCCATCTTGAAAACCATGTGTGTGTTCTCAGCAGTGGGTCCAATACTATACATAGCTTCGGGTATGCTCTGTTTCGGTGACTCACTATAAGGAGAAGACACCTTCTCAGGAAATTGAACTACATTAGAGTAGTCGCGTTTTTTAAAAAAATCAAATATCATTATTCAACTCCGAAATGTTTATAAATTCTGTCGCCAATACGATATCCCAATTCTGACTGTTCATTTTTATCAAACAACTCAGCACATTCCCGCACAATCAACTCGGCGAACTTTTCCACATCAATCACATAAATGTTTGTGCGGTCATCATTTAATTCTTCCTCTGTGTTAGGGCCAGCCTGTTCAGCAAGTTCTCTAATCTTCTCGTTCATTCTTCAACTCCGAAAACTGAAATTTTCTTAACCATATCACCTAACCGTAGTTCCACAGATAAACGACGCTCGTTTCCGTTAAACATTCCGTCGCTAACTACAGCCGTATTAGCAATTTCATTAAACAATAACTCGGCGAAATATTCGATAGATTCTTCATCTTTGTTTAAGAATCCAGCCTGTTCAGCAAGTTCTCTAATTCGTTCGTTCATACAACCTCTAACATATTAGCAGGAACTCGGAACAACACTGAACCCGTGTCAACTGTGATAAACTTGACAGCAATCTTACGAACTGTGCCTTTATAAGTTATACCATTGCGGTTGCTGGTAAACTTAACAGCCTGTCCCAACGAAATGCTTCGCTTAACTTGTTTCTGTAGTTGGGCGCGATTCCATTTGATAGCATCAATCATGCTATTAAGTTCTGTGTCAGACCAAGTGCCAAACATAATGGACTGGTTGATTTGTTGAATAGTTGAAAGTTTTTCCATGATTAAGCAACCTTCTTAAAATAACCATAGGGCAAGCCCTGGGTAAAACAAAAATACTCCGAGTCGCCATTGGCACCTTCAGCATCCATCAACCATGCAATCACTCGGTCACGGTTAGTGCTGGTGTGCATAAGATTAGCCACACGATCTTCAAACGCCACAACGGCACGAGCTTCGGACTCTAACTGCTCTTTATAGTTGGCTTCGATAGTCCGGCCCAACTGAACGAACTCACGTTCAAAGTCTGCTTCTGTCCAGCTGGTAGTATCAATACCGCGGGGACGAACACCGTAGGCATCCTTGTACATATCCCAGTAGGTGCAGGCATACTGTTCCAGAGTAGTCATCTCTTCCCAGCTTTTGAAGTCTTCGCTCATGTAGAACCTCTTTTTGTTTACAATACAAGTATTATAGCAAAGTTACCAATTTCTGTCAATTAAATGATTTATATAAACCAACGACACATACTGCAATGGCTACAACATTGACTAACATCTGTGGTTTATTTGCAACACGATATGCCCACAATGCATAGCACAATCCGCCTAGTAAACCACAGACTGGATCTAGTCCTAGTTCCCTAAAAAAGTTCATTAACACATACATCGTAAGGATGAAAAATGTGCCTACCCACTGTATAATATCGTTTACTTTTTCTTTGTTCATGTACTTATTATACAGCCACAGTGAATTTCTGTCAATTATTGGGAATTTCTGTTAAATCCACTTGTGCCCGTGTTGTAATCGCCACATAAAAGCATCTTCGTCATTGAAAAATTCCACCATCCAGCCGCGTGGTTCCTCTTCAGTCCATGCAAAATTAAATTCAGTTAACGGCTCGAGACCCATGGCTATCAAGTCGCGTTCGATAATTTTAAAGTCCCAACGATTTAAAATAAATTTCGTCACGTACTATTTACTAGTACTATGTTATAGGTCGTGTTTTAGTCTAAAAATTAACGCATATTCTTGATTATAAAACATCAAGACAACTTTTGGTTCTTCGATCAAGTGTCCATTAATAGGATCATGTCTTGCCTGCATATAATAAAAATCAAAGTCCTTGCCTGTTTCCATTCCATCGTCTCGAATATTTTGTACTATTGGAAGAACCTCACGAGCATTGGTTTTTATTTCTATTTTAATCATTGAACATAAGATTGAATATCAATATTTCCTGCTCGTCCGATATTGAAACTGTGTACATTGGATCGCCACTGTTGAATCTGTGAGTATATTCAGCACTAGGGCAATGTTGGTCCATCCACTGTTCAAATTCATGATCATCGTCGGGGTAAACCCAGCAAGTCCAACCTCGTGGTAAAATTATTTCTCCAAAAATATTACCTGGATTGATAGGAGTTATTCCATCGTGAAATTCTAAATGATGTACTTTAGTCATGACCATCTTAACGTAAACATCATGGCATCTTTTTCATCACTAAAAAAATAATCAATTTTTGAATGGTCGTATGTATTATATCCATCCTGATGTAAATCATTAGAAATATAACTTGGACAATGTTCTTTAGCCCAATCTAACGGAGCCCAAACTGGATCGTAGGGTAAGGTAACTGTCACTTGCCGAACCTTAATACTACCATCATATACAGTTCTTCACTGATGTCAAACATATTTCGATGCACCGTCCACTTGTCATCAATATGTTCATACCAAGAATTGTTTTCAACGCTGTTCTCTCGAATCCACACGGACACTTCCTTGCGACAAGTGATGGTGTGCCAAATCTTGCCATCTACTTCTGCACTACTGATAATTTTACATTTAGGTTGCTGTTGCTCTTGCATATCCTGCCATTGATGAAGATATTGACTAATTGTACTTTTACCCGTTTGTCTGCCTGTAAGTTGAACCACACCACGGCGTTTAAATTTTGTTAAGTTATCAAATATCTGTTGTTGAAAAGGTTCTAATTTCATGACCATCTCAACGCAAATATCATAGCATCTTCTTGTTCACGAAAGTAAAAATGTGTACAGTTAGATTGATAAACAACATTCCACCGACCTTTGAATGTGCCTAGCTGTTCTCCCAACCATATTTCTATGTCAGTAATAGACGTAGTAAATTCTTTCTCACCGACCTTGATCTTATAAGGCCACAATTCTTTCTTTAAAACTCTCATGACCATTTCAGTGTAAACATAGCCGCTTCATCTAGACTTCGCAGATAAATTCTAAATTTATAATCGTCTATAATCCACGACCAATTTGGATTTTTATCTTTTACTTCGGGATGAAGCTCGGGACTACGTTCTAATTTGGAACTATGATATCTATTTGCTTCTCTGCTAGGTCCCCATTGTTCCCAGCACCACACACGAACTGCAAAGAAATATTCTTTAGCATCCTCTGTTAAATAATTGCTGGGTTTAAAATCAACAAAATACTGCCACTTGTCGTGACCAGTAAATCGTCGATCTAATTTACGAACTTTAATTTTCATATTTTAGTTTATACATAAAAATAAATTCTTCGGCACTTTTAATGTCAGGAAATAACCACATGTTATAAGACTTCCTAGTTGCACCAGAATCGTTTACAATCTCAACAAGATCTTCTTGATCACGCCATGCAGACATGTCCAGCAACTCTTCAACTTCTAAAATACATCTGCCGTTATTTTTTGGTATTATCTTCATCGTAGGCCAACTTTGCCACAAACATAAAATGATCGTAGGCTTGTTTAACTGCTTCGTGCTTCATTAATTTATCTGCTTCTTCCTGCATGGCTTTGACACCTTCCTCGGCAATTTCTCTGGCACTGGGAAGTTCTATATAGTAGCGATCGTCGTCGAATGACTTGGACAAGGCCTTCCAAGCCTTTTGTTGTTTCTCGGTAATAGGTTTGCGATGCGGACGCATTTCACTGGCCTGGACTACTGCCTTGCTGATGACATCTTCGGCAACACGGCCCGCGGCAATCATAGCCGCATAATTAGGTTCGATGTTAAACCTGCGACTAGACCCGCCTGGATAGCACATAACCAAATGATTACCTTTGGGAAAACTATCTAGGTAGTCGTTGTCATACTCAGCCACAGGCACGTATCTGCGACCAACTTTTTCATAGTAAATTTTTTTTGTCATAGTAATCAAAATTTATCAGTTAAGGATACGTTTATCTTCCGGTAAATCATGGTCATCGAATTCAACTAAAAAGGGCAATAGCTTGCCAAGCTCTTCGGGATCGAGACTGTCTAAATCTATAGGCGTCGACTGTTCTAGTGCTTCTCCACTTTCTAACAGCCTTGTAATTTCCTTGACAAATTCATCTAGTTCTTCTTGTGTACCTTCGAAGTTGTCAAAACAACCTGGGGCAAAAACAATTTCAGGTTTAGTTTTATCAGTCATTAGATATCTCCTTCATAGTTTTTAGGCACAATTAAACCACTGTCCAATGTAACGCCGTTAATTGTATGGGCTTCATTTTCATCATAGGTCCAACCCAAGACTTTCATCATTTTGTGCTTGACCATTAAGTTGGGACTGCGAAACACTTCTGTGTCATCGAAACCTAGCATAACTCCAATTTCGCAGACTGCACCACTACGACAAACACCTGCCACACAATGTACAACCACATTCATTCGTTTGTCCAGGGCATGTTGCAATAGTTGAACAAGCTTTTCTGCTTGCTCATCGGTTACTTTAAATTCTTCTCCGAATTTGTCGTCTTGTTCTAGGTCCAAAAATTCAAATTGATGAGTCTCTTTGAATTGGTGCATGGGCACAGGGAACTCCATAGCTGGATCAACAATTTGAATCAGCATACTGTTTTCACCGGCGTTATGGTGTCGACCCTTAGGAATGTCTCCTAGACTTACGTTTTCAATCCATGGCATAATAAAATCCTAAAAAAATCTTGCTAGAGTTTATTATAGCAAGATTTTTATTTGTTGTCAATTAATTATTTGTCTGTTCTTATTAATTTAATAACTTGCCAACCCATGTCAAATTCCCACCACTTATGTCCAATTCTTGGGTTCCAAGGTTGGTAATGATGATTATTATGCCAACCTTCGCCTGCTACCAAAATACCTGTAATTGGATTGTTAACACTATGATCTTTAGCATCTGGATAATTTTTATATCCAATCGGACTATGATTTAGTGTATTGGTTGTGCTACCGCCGTGCCAAACAAATATGCCAGGCACTAACCAAAAGTAAATTACAGCTCTAGGATCTATACAATAAAGTATGGCCGCATAAGTCAAACAAATTGGCCAATGATAGCTGTGAATAAAGGTATGAACCTTGTCTCGCGCCAAGTCTGTGATATATTTGAAATTAGGATTTCTACTTACACGAAATTGTACACGCCAATATCCAAAGAATCGTGGA